CGGCCTTGGCATTGCCCAACAAGTCTTTTTTGATTTCAGTGGGCTTTTCTAAGTATTTAGAAATGACAAGCGGAGTACCAGTAAGTGGTACCACCGAAGGAATGCCGCTTGCCATTGTTGACTGGCCAGCGGGAAACTCACCAGCCTCCTGCAAAACAGTGCCGGCATTGGCACCACTTGCTACGACATAACGCTTTTGTCCTACTTCAGGAGGAAGCTGGTAGATAGTTGCCATGGTTGATAATTAGCGTTCGCCCCAAGTGAGAGAGCCTGCGACAGTGTTACCACTGGCAGCAATGCTTTCAACAACCAAAGTCAACACATCGCCAGATTCGCCCACTTCATTGGAAATGGGACGAGTGAGGAATTCACGGTTATAACGAAACACTTCTTGCAGTTCTAGGTTTTGGCCGTCTTGAGCGCCAGCAAAAAATGTACTAATGGTTTCGCCGCCAACAATGCCAGAGGCAGTGGTGTTGTATTCAATAGCTGAAAGCTGAGCAGTGGATGTCCACGAGGCTCCAGAAATAGTGGGATCAACTATCGCTCCGCTAATAGTCAAACCACTGTCATTCTTGATGAGAGAAAACTTGGCAGGACTTGCGGAGGAAAGGTTGAGGATCAATGGCACCACTCGCAAAATGTTCTTTGTTACAGCGCCTTCGGCATTAACAATGTTTTCTTTGCAGCGAATAGAAACCAATGGGCGAACAGTGCCGGGGTTGATACTAACGGCAGGGGACGCTTTAGAGAAAATGTCATACTTGGTGGCATCTCCTCCGTCAATTTCCGCTTTGGTACCATAGATCTTCAGGAACACTGCCTGAGCCAAGCTTCCCGTTTTGGTGATCAGGAAAGTAAGTGGAAGATTAGGGTTGCCAAGACTTGGGAACGGAATACGATCACAAGTGTTGATTTGATGCATCGTCACCCAACGAGCATTCTTGGGCTCAGCACCACCAGGCAGGTTCTCGTCAATGGGCACATAAGCCATCAGCTTGCAAGCTGAACCGCCGTACCAGCCCATTTGAATGCGGAACATTGTCACATTGGACAAGCTCAGCGTGTGATTGCTAGTGCCCACGCCATCAAGCTTGTCGCCTGTAAATGCGCTACGAGGAACAATTTCTTCCATTACGGAAGCATCACTAGGTAGCAAGCGGTAGCGATGGTTGTAATCAATAGCATTTACATCTGTGACGGTAAAGTCTGTTGAACCAGCGGGGGCACCATGGTTCTGAGGAGTCTCCCCAGAATTAGTACGGCGAACAAAAAATACATCGCTGCCAACTAGACGCAAAATGTAACCATTCTTTTCGTCAAAATTACCAAGCTCATGCGTGGCGTTGGCATTAAGCAGCATGCTCACGCCAAAGCTTATGTCAGTGATGCGGCCTGTTTGATAAGGGAAAACCAAGCGGCTCTGCAACTGCACCGTAGTGGAGTTAGAGGCGTTGGTATTAATCAGCAACTGTGCGCCGCTTTCTTGAGGGAGGTGCGTGACCGTAGAGAAATCAGGAGTGCCAGTGGCATCAGCAGAAATCTGCCAAAGCTTAGGGTCAATGGCAATGATATTAGTGGAGTCCCATAGCTGCAAACTGCTTTGCACACGAGGATTGCCCAGCAAATCATCATGCACTTCTGACGGTGCGCTCAGATTGTCAAGAATGGGAATTGGTGTTTGGTCACTAGCAATTGCCACCGGCAGCGAATTGGCCATGGTGGCCTGCCCGGCAGGAATTGGTTGACTGCGACCAACGGTTACAATCTGTTGACCTTCTTCAATGTCAGGCATTAGCGGTTAGAGCGATGTAATACGGGGCTTCACTTGTAATGTGCCTAGCACAATTGTATCTTCTTTTAGCACTTGTAAAGTGCCTCCAGTGGCATTACTGCTAAAAACTGGGACACTGGCAAAAGGAACAATTTCAAAAACTGTGCCAGAAATAATGCTAAGTGAATTAGTTGCGTAGGTGGCATTGTAGCCTCCTACTGTCGTGCCAGTAATTCTCACTACGTCCGAAGCAGCAAGACGATGGGGCGTAACAGTGGTGACGCGCAAACGATAAGTGCCAAGTTCTGCGCTAATTAATGCGCCTTGAGTGACAGAAGAAATGGCAGGGCCATCAACAAAAAATAGTTCTTTCAGGTCCCACAGGAATACTGCTCCAGCATCACCAGGGTCAACTGCTTGCCTGCTTACGTCGTAAGTTAAATCACGATCAGAATAGCCAAGAGAGACATTGCGAGCCAGTGCTTCTGTTTGATTAGAAGTGAGGCCAAGCTTCAAGTGGCCAGTCTGGTCGAGCTTAATAATATTCCACACATCCAGCACTTCGTTGGTGCCAAAAGTTTCTTTGATTTGCGCAAGCAGCGTGGAATTAGTAAAGTCACGAGACGTGCCTAGTGGTTTTTCAAACACCAAAAATAGTTCATCAAAGCTGTCGCCTTCACGAACTGTTACGTTAATGCTTTCCATTAAATGTCTCCAGCAAGGCGATCTAGTTCAGCGATGGCTTCAGTACGGAACATAGAAGATGATCGCACTGGATTTTTCAAACCATCAATGCGCGAACGCAATTGTTGGTTTTCAAGCTTAAGTCTATCAATTTCATTGTGAAGAGAGCCAAAATGCAAAGCCAACGACAAACGCTCATCTAACTGCTGCTTTAGTGATGATGCTTCTTCTTCTGCAAGAATACGCTGTTGCTGCTCATTTGCAAGCCTAATTTTCCATTCGTCACCATTGACTTCCACTAAGCGTTCAACTATTTGCGTGATTGGAGGCAATGGCGCAAGTGGCTTCTTCACGCTTTGCAGCTCCCCTTTGATGCTTGCCAGTTGCCCCGCTAGAGCCGCTGTCTGTCCTTCCATGGAAGAGAGTCGGCGCATTAGCGCTTGACGGCCTTCCTCGGCCTCAGAGAGCGCAGTCCGTAGCTGTTCGCTTTCGCTCTTCAGCGTTTCAATTTCGACTAAGTTTGCTTTCCCGCCATCGCTCTTCATTTGCACACGCTTTTTATGCGAACGCAATTCGTCCAAGCTTATTTCTTCTGCATGGGGCACTCGCCACCGTTCAGGAAATGAAAGCCTGCGCGTGTCGCCCGTATCACGCCAGTCCACTTCATAGACAATGCCCCCAGGCGTAGGAGGCAATTCAACATCCACTTCACCTTCCCTCACGCGAAAAGATACTTCCCCTGATGGCGCACCAATAAAAGGCTGACTAGCACGCACAAACAAGCGGCCATTAAGCGCCCCGCCAATGCCATCCAGACGCCCAATAATTCGCGTCATACAGCCACCTCCCTATAAGTGATCAACACTTGATATTCAATGCCGCTGCTTACTACTGTGCGCAAGCCTTCCCCTGCACTGGTTTCCATCACGCCAAGAGCGTTTCCGAAGATCAATTGTCCAGAAGAAACAATGGGGAAAGCCGGCGTGAGAGTAATGCCAGATGCTCCACTAAGGAACTGCACCGTACCACCACTAGTGGCTGTTACCACTGCATTAAGCACTCTTAGCTTGGCTGATGCCACGCCAGAAATAACCGTCACGCCGCTGGTGCTGCTCAGTTGAGCACTTTTAATGGCAGCAGGCAGCAAGTCATGCTGCAAAATATACGGAGCCGAAAGGGTGCCGTCTCCAACCGCTTGTACATAAGCTGAATTACCGCCAGCATCAAGACCAAAGAGGGCCATAGTTAAAACAGCAAAAATAAAAGGCGTTGGTTTTGAACGGTGCGCCCATCAGGCAGTGTAACCGTATTATTCGTAGTAAAATCAAACCGCAAGGCAGAAGAAATAAATCTAGTGCTATACGACCATGCAGAGCGCTCTCTGTTAATGCCAATTGTAGCAATACGAATTTGATACGACGAAAAGATGTCAAACTCTGCTGTGTCAACGCCAATGTAATTTTTACTGGTTTCACCTAGGTTCACCCATCGGTCCTCCTCTTCTCTGTACATCTCCACTGCAAAAGCCCGAAAGAAAGGATGCACTTGAGGCTCGTGCCAGCACACTGCAGGGTTAATGGTATTAAGAATGGAATAGCCGCTATAGCGAGGCTGATCCCAAGTGATGTCAACAGAAGCCATAGCCTTATCTCACCTGCAGTTGAATGGAACCAGCAGACACCACTGGCACGATGTTCAAGCGCGGCACGGACGTGCGCTGTTCATCAATGCGAGCTGATGAATCCACTAGGTCAAACTTTGCCTTGTAATAAGCAGTGGCTAAAACAGTCACGATGCCTTCCTCTTCAGTTAATGCTGCCACGCGATATGGACGAGGGCGAGCAACGCTTTCCCTTAATATCCACGGTGCAGGCGCCTCTAAAGACCCAGGGAGCGATGGCGAAACAGTTAGTACGGTGTGCTCTCCTTCGCCCGTCGTGACGCTGCGTTCAATGCTATTTCCATTGCCATCATTCAAAATGATTTGGTAGCTAATGCCAGGAGCAAGTACCACGGGCCGATCTAAAGAAACATTGTTGCCGCCAAGCGCAGGGGAAATACCTGCAAGTAGCCCCGTGTTTTTATTGGAATCCGCCACTTCAATGATTTCACCTGGAAGAATAAAAAAACCTTCGGCACCAGTCTTAAAACTAATCGTCTCCGTTTCGTTTAAGTCACTAAGAAGGGTCCATTTGCCTAACCGCTGCGCCTGCCCTTGGGAAGTACACCCGAAACCCCTAATGTCTATTTCCCTATAGCCATAACGCTTAATACCTTCCCTGTCCTCTACGTATTCAATCTTTGTTTTGTAACGATCCTTAGGATCATTCCAGGACACCAATGCAACTGTTTTGCGGGCCTTGCGAGCAGTGCCCTCGTAAACAAAAGGAGGAGAACTCACGTTGCCGCTATCATCCACCTCGTTAATGACATTACTTGGCGAGAATAATTTTGTAACCGGCTTTTTTGTATCCTGCGTGGCGATAATTTGGCCTTGCGCGTAATAAAGCATGCCCCGAAAAGATGCCGCCAACGCATTTAACACTTCAAAGGCTTCAGCCCTGTTGTTAATGTAAGCGTTAAATGTAAAGCGTTTTTCCCTGTCGCCTTTTCCATCGGGCACCATTTTGTCACAATATTTTGCGATGGGAAGAAGTCCGTAAATATCAATGTCTTCTTGTTCAATAAATAATCCCGCACCATATCTTTCATTGGTCAGTAAATCATAAAATACCCACACTGGATTATTGTTATATTCCACTTTGAAATCTCCCTGCCAAACACCAGAATACGAATTAGATGCACTGTCGTAAATGTTTGGCACTCGAATCTTCATCCCTTGCAGCAATGCCGAAATTTCCGGCACGCTTTGAAAATTCTCAGACGATACTTTTATGCCAACAAGGGCTGAGTTGGGGTAGACAAGAGTTTCATTGATAATACCGACAATGGCGCGAAAAAATAAGTCGCTGTTAGAACGAACACTGTCAGAATCTTTTGTAGTCCTTTCAATGGAAACAGTCCATGGACCCTCGTCTGGTGACAGAGCAAAAGAATATTCGCGATCATAGGGACCACGAGTTTTGCCTTGTATAGAAAAATTGGAATTATCCGCATTTATAAGAGCGCCCGCCCCGTTGACAATACGAATAATAAATTCTACTTTGGTTCCCTTAATATTACCGTCGTCTGTCACTTCAAACAATGAAGCCACCCCCACTCGCACCACTAATTGATTCAAGTAAGAATTAGTAGTGGTAGCACTAATTGGACCCACTCTTTTTTGCACCTGCATTCCCAGGGACTGTTCAACTCTTACATCGTCAAAGCCAGGAATGGACGCTTGGTCTTGCACTCCGTTCCTGAAAGCAATTTCCACGCCTTCATCAAACATGTCCTTGTTGGCCTGACTGACCAGAGGGGTGTTATTTAAAAAGATGCGCTTTTTTCTCTCCTCTTCCAATATGCCAGCGGGAAAGCCTTGAATTTCTCCCTCGCTAAATACTGCCAAGACAGTGGCGGCAGCCTTGCTGCGCAGCGTATCGGGGTCCTCAGAGGGGCCGCCTTTGCCAGCGCCAATGACTTCCCATTGATCTAATACTTTTTCAAACCCAGAGGAATTTAGCATGATTACACGGGCACTGTTTCAGTGCTAATTGCAGAGCTAACTACTAACGGGGAAGCAGCCAAAAATTCACCGTAAAGCAATGGAATGGGAAGACCTTGGGAAGTGAGGTCTACGGCCCTGTCAAATAGAAAACTTTGCTCCGTTTCCTTGGGCTGCTTAGGCGTGGGCGTGAGCAGTTCTGCAATGCCGCCAAACAACAAGCTGCCGCCAATGCCGAACAGGACTGTTCCAATTGAACTAAGTGCCCCTGTCGCTGCAACGGTGCCAATGCCAGGAACAAAAGCCAAGCCAATTAACACTGCACCCAGCAAAATCTTTCCAATGCTCATGCCAGAACCGCCAGCGCCAGTAATTACAGGAGCAATTACAAGCGTGTCGCAAGGCATCATGCATTCGTTGTAATCAATGCCCTCAGGATCTGCCGTGACAAGCTTAAAGAACACGCCATTTTCATGGGCGCCCCTTAAGTAATCTCTAAAGCCATCAAGCTGATTGGAAAGCGCTGAAAGAACTTCCTTGGGGCTAAGCGCCATGAATTCATAAGAGCGCCCAAACTTACGCCCCAGCTCCCCTAGAAGCTTTACTTTTACTCTACGGCGATTGGCAGTGGTCACAGTAGCTCCTTATGCCGCAGCGTCTTTGTTGTAATTTTAGCCCAATACCCACCATAGACAGTCTTTTCTGATCGTCTGTTCATTAAATGATGGTAGAAGGACCAGCCATCTTCAGCCAAGATGCCAGCATGATTTGGAGATGGCGCTCCTACTTGCATCAAAAGAAAGTCTCCTTTCCTTCCTGGTTTGTCAATGGTAATAAAGCCTTGCTGTTCATAGTGCCGCTCAAACATTCGCCATTCGTCTTTTTCCCATTCCAGCTCCTCGCCTCTAGGGAAATCATCCAAGGCAATGCCAAACTCTCGCCTGTAAAAATCTCGCAAGATGGCATAGCAATCATGAATGCCATACACCCATTGCCGCCCTTCATACGGAGCATCTCCTGACGGATTGGCACAGAAGAAATCTCCCGTTTTGCCATTGAAAACTATCCACGGCACATTGCTTTGCTTACACGCTTGAACGTCTCGCAATGAAAAACCATTTGGCCCTTCTGGATGGGAATGGTAAATAGCTTCAATGGTTCCTAGCTCTTCTGCCTTGGCATAGTCTTTTGCTGTGATTGCGAAATTAGACAATGGAAATGGATGGTCATTTTTGCACTTTACTATTTTGCCATTGATAACAAAACCACATGCTTCTTGCGGAAATACTTCCCTTGCATGATTTGCAACGGCTTGCTTAATTCCAAGGGGAATGTCAGTCATCGTGAAAGATTGGCGCCTGGGAATGCCCCAAATGGTAGTTCAGTGGCGCCAAAGCGAAGCTTGCAACTATTCAGGCGTTTTCCGCAAACATCTTGCTCAAATAGTTCGCTGTTGCTTGGCAGTGCTGCCGTGGCGGCAGTAAGGGTTGCCTGAGCGGCACTTAACTGACCAT